AAATACGACCCAAAGGTCGGTGGCTACCGCGCCACTTTGGCCGCTGACTTTAACCCCGACAATCTCGAAAAGTGCCTTGCGGTTGGACATGATGTCAATGGGCATCTTGTTGTAGGCGCAGGGGTTTCGGGCATCAAGGCCGTTCTCGTCCTGACGAAGGCACACAAGGCCGGTAAGCGTGTTGATCCGATGACACGCGGCGAAATCGTGGAATTTGGCCCGTCAGACGTTAATTCGGAACCCGGCGTCGATTTTGGTGATCCCGGTACTGATTACTACGGTCATAACGATGGCACCGTTACCGCAACGCAAGGCGCTGACGGCGTCTACGTTGGTCATACGGTCGAAGGTCATCGTTTGATCGTGAACGTTTCTGCTACCCCGGCATAAGGAAAGAGGGAAAATCAGACATGTTGACGAAAGAGCTTATGACAGAACGGGATTTGGAGCTTATGCTCAATCTCCCGTTTGGTTCTGATGAGGGTGGTTACGGCACCGAAGGCGATATCGTTTATACGACCGCCGATGGTGTTGACCTCAATGCACTTTGGGGAGAAGCGCAGCAGGCACTGAACGTCTGGAATGCCGGTCGCTCAAAGTTGGTGGATATCTTGACTTTTCAGGTCACCAACGAGGTTGAAACCGTGCCGCAGGTTGGCGAAGCAAGTTTTGAGCTTGCGTCGGAATTCGGTGAGCCGCAAGGCGAACGGCTGAAGCTTGGCTACTTCCAGCTCGGCTTCGATTTCGAGGACTATGACCGTGCGACCCGTTTTACATGGAAAGCACTGCGGGACATGGATTCTCGGCAAGTTCAGGCTGTGAACAACGCTCTGTTCCAAGCTGATGAGCGACTTGTTTTCAAGATGGTTATGGCCGCGCTGTTCGATAATCGCAATCGCGAGACGGACATTCGCAATCGTGCCTACCCGGTGTACCCGCTTTACAACGCCGATGGAACCATCCCGCCGAAGTACCGTGCAACCGAATTCACTGGAACCCATTCGCATTACATGGTTTCCGGTAACGCAAAGATTGATTCTAGCGATCTGGAAGACGCTTACGAAAACATCGCAGAGCATGGTTACACCATCGAAGCCGGAACCCAAATCATCTGCCTGATGAACCGTGCGCAGATCAAAGAGGTTCGTAAGTTCCGCATGGGACAGGTCAACAACAACACTGCTGAGGCCAACTACGACTTCATTCCTGCCGCCAACCAACCGGCTCAATTCCTTGACAGCCCTTTGGGTTTGCTTGGTTCTCTGCCGCCTAATTTCTGGAATGGCTTGCGGGTCAGCGGTTCTTACGGTGACATTCTCATCATCGAAGAGCCGTTCATCCCAGATGGCTATTTCCTGATGTTCGGTACGGGTGGCGCAGGTAACCTGCAAAACCTTGTCGGTTTCCGTGAGCACAAAAACCCTGTGTACCAAGGACTTCGGATCATTCCCGGCAACGATCAGCGTTACCCGTTGATCGAGTCCTACTACACTCGTGCGTTCGGGACTGGCGTTCGTCAGCGTGCCGGTGGTGTTGTCATGCAAATTTCGGCTCCTGGTCCTTATGTGATCCCCGAAGAGTATGACCGCGCAAATGAGAAGTTCGTCGCGTAAGAAGTGAAAGAGGTTGAGCGGCAAGGGGTGTTGAGTAATGCGCCCCTTGCCTGCTCACTGTCTGAAAGCGAAAGCCATTGTCTCGCACCATCGTTAACGATCACCTGTTCAGCAATGAAGAGGTTAGCTATCTCTTGCAACGGAACCAATGGAGATTGGTCGAGGAAAACCGCAAGAGGTTCAAAGAGTCCAAAAAGAAGCAAGAGCCGAAAAGCGAAGAGCCGCCCAAGGTTCCAGAAGATGTCGTTGAGTACATCAAGCCGCCCAAGGTTCCAGAAGATGTCGTTGAGTACATCAAGGGCTTGAGCGATGTCGTTGAGTACATCAAGGGCTTGAGCGAGGATGAGCTGACGAAAGAGCTTGAAAAGAACCAACTTTCAACAGATGGTTCTCCAAAGGACAGAAAGATTCGTCTAGCGAAATGGATGAATTCTGAGAAATGACAACACCTTTCGTGCCTGACCCGTTTGACGTAGCTAAAGTGGCTACGCTCATTCCACCCACGGCGGAAGTCGACAACGGTTGGAGTGAAGTCAAAATCATTACGGTGATGACCGAGCACGAACTAGGGGTTGCAGAAACCGTCAGATTCTACTGGCTCGAAAGAGTAAACGAGACAGTCGAATACATGAAGATTGGCGACAAAGAGCTTATCCAGCTTCACCAAAACGCAAAGGCTATGTTGGCTTACTGGGACGCTGTGATCGCGGCCAACAAAGATGGAATCACTACGACCGATCAAAGCCCAAAGAAGCCAATCACTTTCGGAACTATCGACAGAGGACCAAGGGTTAGAAGATGACCGCTAGTGTTAGCTCGCTCAAAGCGCTACCCGCGCTGAGACGGGCTATTGCGCGTGTCATTGACCTTGACCATAGAATCATTGCCCTAATTCCACAGGGCAAGACCGAAACACACCCGGGCGGGATTTACGACACGACAGCTCAAACACCAAGAGCGCCACAGAAATTCCAGCTGGAGGCGTATAACGTCTACGGCTACAACACAATTGCCGACATCGGTGGCGACGGAGATTTTCGCCGCTACTACCAAATGTCTGGCGTGTGGAATGCTGTTGTGGAACTTGGTGATTGGTGGATGGACGGCGACACGAAATACACTGTTGTGTCGATACTTCCGAAGAACGATTACGAAACCCGTTGCCTAGTACAGGCTTACGGAAAAGGCCCGAACTATGGATAATTTTTGGGAGTGCGGCGTTGACTCGTGCAAGATGCATTGTGTAAGTGGTACAAGTTATTGTAGCGCTCACTTAGGCAGGTTCAAAAAGTTTGGAACCCCAACACCACTAAAAACATGTAATGGGTGTGGAGTTGAGTTTGTTTGGGTAGCTTTGGCTTTCAGAAAGAAAGCCCATTGTGATATTTGTATTCAAATACTCAAACTTTATGAAGATCATATTCCTTTGATTACAACTAGTATTACCAATCATGGGATTACGGTTGTTGAATATTTGAAAATACTTGAGGCACAAGGGTTTAAGTGTGCTACGTGCAATACTGAATCAAATGTTAAACGTAGACTTTCTATTGATCATGATCACTCTTGTTGTGAGGGGCGATATGGGTGTAGAGACTGTATCCGTGGACTTCTTTGTGTTCCATGCAACAACACTGTTGGGTTGATTGAATTTTATCCAGAGATACTGAAAAACCTTGAGAGACATCAGAAGTCCCGGCCTTTGCGGGGGAACTATGGCTAAGGTTACGATGACTTGGCCGTCTAGTGGTCAAAAGAAGATACAGACTCGCGTTGCCAACATAGATAGCGCGATGGCGAAAATCATTGCAGGACAGTTCCTTTACGCAGAAGGTGAAGCCACGGCAATCATGAAAGAGGGTGCGCCGTGGACAGACCGTAGCGGAAACGCTAGGGCCGGTCTTTTCGCTAAAGCTAGCTTCTATGACAACGCTTTTGAATTGCTTCTGGCACATAGCGTTTACTACGGAATCTTTCTAGAGGTAGCCAACTCCGGCAAATACGCAATCATCCTCCCAACCGTACAGCATATGGGGGACTTGCTTATTGCGCGTATGGAACGTGCGATGTCTCGGCTAGAGGGGTTGCTATGAGCCGCCGGGCTGTTATCGATACGTTGCTTGCCGACGTTACGCTGAATTCCCTTGGCGTGCATTCAGATTCGCTGTTTCAAAGCAGAGGTCTAGATGAAAAACCAAAGAACCAAGCACCATTCGTTTTAGTTGACTGGCAGGACCAGGGCGGCAACATCTTCGACCGCGTGAAACCTCCACGGCGGGTTATGATTTGGGTTCATTGGCCATCGGAGCTTTCTAACGATTACAGCAAGATAGATACGGTTTTGGACCGTATAGAGAACGTTCTCCTAGATATGGAACATGTCACGGGAGACGATGGTTATACCATCACATGTGTTCGTGCAACGGGTCGAAGTGCCGACCTCAAAGATGAAGGGCTGCACACGTTTTGCCGTTGGGCCGCGTTTGAAGTGCTGTCTAGAAGGGACCAGTAAATGTCGAAGAATCTCAATGACCTGTTTGAAAGCGAAGACAACACAAAGGAATCCGGTGGTGATCCGCGAATGGGGTTGCCGCCGGAAGTAGAGGTTGAAATTGCTGATACTCCAATGGAACTCACCCCTCCCGTTCCCGGTGATAACCAAGGGCCGTGGGTTGAGTACATTGGCGTTGGCACTCTTCGGATCATGGATACCGCCGCGTGGAAAGATGCGAAGGTTGATTCCACGAACTACTTTGAGTGGAATTACCTGAACCACAAGCGAATTCCTCGTAGCGCTTTCACTGATGAAGAGCTGCAATACCTTTTGCGCCGCGATGGGCGATTCCGCTTGGTGGAGAGCTAGATTCAAAAGATGACTGTCACCATGAGTGAGCCTGAAAAGGTACAACTTCGATGCAATTCCCAGTTACAGGGAATCTTGAAGGTGTACCCAAACGGCAAGCGTCTCTTAGAGATTCGCTGCAAAAACAAGTGGTGTGCAGCTCGCGGGGCCGGAGTTGTTGTCCTGCACTACTTTAACGTCGATACGGGAGAACTGGATCACACAAAGAAGTTTCGTGACCCGAATTGGAACAGAGGCGAAAAGTGTTGAATGAGTGCGCAGTTGACAGCTGTAAACGTGGTAGAGCCGGTGCAAATAGGTATTGCGGTTCTCACCACGACACTGAACGTCGATACAGGCGAGTTAGATCATACAAAGAAATTCCGTGACCCGAATTGGTCCGGTTCGACGAAAGGTTAAGTGAGACAACATGACTGCTGCAATGCCGACCGCGCTTCCGTTCGGTCTTAACGACGTAAAGATTTACCCGTACCTTGATGCGCAAGGAACCATCCTTGCCGACGAGGGCTACGATTTGCCGCACGCACAAACGTTTTCGTTCGCTGACACGTCAGAGTCCGTAGACCTTCGTGGTGACGATGACCTCGTTGCACAGCATGAGACTGGCGCGCAAGTCAATTGGAGCCTTGAGTCTGGCGGTATCGCTCTGCAATGCTGGTCTATCTTCACCGGCGGGCAGATCATCGAAACCGGCGCTGCGCCAAACCGAAAGATCACTCTTCGCAAGTGTTCTGACGATGCCCGACCTTATTTCCAGGTTCGTGGCAAGGTCATTTCGGATTCCGGCGGTGATGTGACTGGCGTTGTTTACCGTGCAAAGTGCAACGGAGACATCAGCGGTCAATTTGGCGACGGGCAGTTCTTCATTACCAGTGCTGACGGCATTGGTCTTCCGATCCCCGGCACGAAGCTGCTTTACGACATCATCCACAGCGAGGCAAGGACGTTCCTGTCTACCACGCCGG